TCTGCATCTGATCATGGTCACTGATATTCATTTTGACCTCATGGATAGATGTAGGAAAACACTTCCATGTTTTTACATTACCCATGTCACAACACTCCATCTTTCACCGTTAGTAACTTCTTTTACTTCATGAGGGAACATAAAATTAGATGGGAAAACTATAGCTGAACCTTTTTTTGTTTCATACTCTTTATCTGCAACGACAAACTGTCCACCCTCATAGTCATCATTTAAAAACAAGAGTATCGAGCACTGTGGATAACCATATGATTGACCATGAGAGTGGTGTATGTTGTCAACATGTGAGGACATAAAACCGCCGATCCCATACCTATTAATACGAAAATTGGTATGATGTATACAAGCAAATCTTTCATGTTCCTTTGCATAATAGTCCACCACTTTTAAAACTGATTTTTTTAAATCTGGATAAGGGCGGTTTAACTCTTCAACCCAAACCTCATCCATCTTAACTCTCTCTTTACTATTCTCAACCACACCACTATCATTTTCATATTTTGATGCGCTCCAAGACCAAGGATATTTTATCACACTGTCACACAATTCATTTGGAACTATATTTTCATAGTAACTAATCCAATGTGAAACATCTTTCAAAATCTCTTTGGCGATTGTTGTTAACATCAGTATCCTCCGGCCAAGAACTTTTTCCAATCTTGAGCGTTACGAATATCCCAACCTCTATTATCTATGGATTTTATAACACCGTCAATAAATTCAACTATGGCTTCGTAATATACTATTTTTTTCTCAACCTCAATAATATCATCATCAGAATTAATATACATCTGAAGATCATTTTTCAAAACTTTGAGGTCAAACGGTTTCGCAGCATACACTTTTGC